AAGTTGCTACGTTATTGCTAATTGATGAGCCGACTACTGGGGCATCGTTATGCCATAGATATGCAGATATTAAATCTTCTGCGGACTGGCAGCACTCTTCTACAGTTGCATCGGTATATAAAGTGCCAATACCTAAATTACTGCGTAACTCTGCCATTGTTACCATCGCAGCGGCCATAATGTCCTTTCTTAAAAAGCTCCCCTAGGGCTAGGGCTACTAAACCCTAGAGGATTATTAAATTAACTAACTTATCAGGTTAGGTTGTAGCGTTGCAGGCCACCAGACACAAGTGTCTTAGTCGCTAAATATCCGTAGAGCATTAGCTCAATTTCTCCTGAAGTTGGCACATTGGTGGCCAATCTTAGAACCGGACTTTCATAAATTGCAATTGCTGACGGCACAATAATAAATGCTGAATCATCAATAGTTGTAGAAACCATGTTGGCATCTACGTACAACTCTAAACCGAACAGTGATCCACGTACTGATGTTGGTGATGATGTACCACCAGCATTCATTGGATTTTGTGCAGTAAAGATTGGTCGGTCTGTGCTGTCTTTAGCAGCGATCAATAATGACCATTGTGAAGTACCTGCAATATATGCAGTTGCTAGTTCGCCTGTTGCAGAATATGCAGCTGGGCCAGCTTGTGCAATATATGCTTGTATTCCAAGGTATGTAGCAGCTTGTGTTGATGATTGTGTGCCACCAGACACAATTTCAGCAATTACTGCTGCATCTGTTGCTTTGTTATAGGCACGTGTCATGTTGTCAAGCATTGCTTGAAAAAATGCAGGATTATCAGATGAACGCTCTAATAATTCTACTGAGTAGCGTTGTAGTCCAGCATATTTCTTTACAGTTGCGTTTACGTATGCAGATACGATACCTGTCTCAGATGGTGCGCCACCTTCTGAAGTCTCTGCCACTGTACCTGAAGTTGTGATCTTAGGGTGTGAAATAGTCATCCCTGAATTAGGAATTACTTTAGCACCACCACATGCATCAATAGTTGGGCGTGATCCAATAAGAGTATCTACAACAGTTGTTGCATATGATACTGGAGAAAATGCAGGATTTGTACTGAACGAATCGTCACTCGCATTTACTTTAAATGCTTTAGCATCCTCGCCTCGTACCCAAAGACCAGCTTCGTGATCTCCTAATTGTGCTTTGACTGAGTACTGTAAGTACTTAGCTTGTGAATTGATTGGCGTACGTGGCTCGGCATAGATAGCAGCACTAATTGTTGGTCGTGCGGCTTCTACTGGAGCAACCTCTGCCGGTGTAACAGTTGGCTCTGGAGTTGTATCCAAGATAGCCTCACTTTCCGTAGTAGTTGGTGTTGCATCTGCTTCGCTTTCGCTTGCAGCAACTTTAGTTACTTGCGCTTCTGTAAATGCTGGTGATTCAACTAAGCTAACTTCTTTAAGAGTTGCTTTAGTTACATAGATGTAATCTTTTTTATTTTGTGATTTAATTACTTCCACGCCCACAGACATGCCAGAAATTAGGTCTTCAGCGGCAAGTGTTAATGCGTCAGAGCCTTGCATGCTCGCAGAAATTTTAAAGCTAGCGTAAATGCCATCTTCTGCCTTTTGAAACTTTTGCATGCGGCCTATTGGCTTATCTGCTTTGTGTTGCATAAGCATCTTAATCTTGCCTGGATCACCAATATCTATAGAATCTTTAGCAAAGACAACTGGGCCTGCGCTAGTTGAGCCTACAGTCTCGTATGGCACTATCTTGCCAGCAATTATTCTGCGCTCTGTATCTGCGCTTTCTAAATTACTACTGAATGTAAGTAGCATCGTCACTCTCATTTCCGTTAGGGGTCATATCTTCCATCTCTTTAGCTTGGTCAATATCTATAAGTCCTAAAGCCAGCATTTTCTCTAGGGTTTCTAATCTTGTCTTGTCATCGGATCGTAAAAACGTTTCGCTGATATTAAAGCGCACAGTATGGCCAGCAGCTGTTATATCGTTCATGCTTAGGCGATCCTCAATAGCACAGATATAAGGTTGTAGTGAATAGGCTACAAATTCTTTACGGCCATCAATTATATTCTGATAAGTCATGCTGTTATTCATATCTGCGCTTATGTAATATGCAGGTACATTCATGGCACGTGCACATTGAGTTGCGAGGTACTGGGAAGCTTCTGCGTAGGCCATTTCTTTAGGTGAAAATCCAACAGACTCATAAGATAATGTGCTAGTTAAATATGCTGTAGCTCTTGATTGACGTGCTGCTTTCCAAGCTGCTAATAATCCTTGTACTTGTGATTCTGGCATATCTGCACCAGTGTTTTTTATGTATCCTGTAGCCATTGGTGTTGCTACCGCTACAGCTGCCGCTTTTTCAATATCTAAAGCTGATTGAATTGTACGTGCGCCAGTTTGTAATACACCTTGTGTTAACCCTTGGAATGTGATCAAAGATCCTGGGCCATCCATCGGTACTTTTTCACCGTCAAGTGTGTAATATAATACCTGTGTGCCTTTAGGATTTAATTGCGCATTAACTCTAGAATTACTGACCCATTCAAATCTTGATGGTCGCAGATCATCTGCGTAAACTTCTGTAACACGCCAATAAGCGACACCGTAGAAAATTAGTGAATCAACGGTGGCACTTATAGTAACGGATCTTGGTTGACGGATATCTGGCTGCTCTAACCATAGTGGAGATTTTAATTCTTGGCCAGTAGATTTCTTGTAAAGTTCTAAGGGTAAATAACTAATAACGCCAGCAATTAAATTACGGCATCTAGTTACAGCTGGTACTTGCATAGCTAGTGAGCGATCCATCGGGCCGTAACCAAACGTGTTACCAACTCCGCCATAACCGTAACCGTCATTCATAACGGCAGGGGCGTATTGCGCTTGTACGGTTTTATTATTAGTGGTTATACCCAAAGCAGACAATAGACCCATATATATACTTTATAGCATAAAAGGTACTAATAGTGCAAATTAGACAAAGATTTGCGCGGTTTGTTGTGGGCGTGTCAACTGGCTTACAACCATAGCCAAAGATATTGCAGCTGTAACGTCGCCTGCAGATTTCCTACGTATTATGCGCCAGCCTGCATCGCTAGTCTTAGCAGCACAGTTATTCAGGTGCTGTACTAGATCTGCTTGACCACTGTGCACCATTCGCCCGTTAGCCATAGCATCTGATAGATCAGAGCATGCTTGGTAAAAGGCTTGACCAGAAACATCTTGCATGCGCCATCCGCTTTGCTCTAATCGTGTAGCTATTGACTGCGTGGCGTACTTGTCAAAGCAGATTATATGTGGATGGTATTTACGTGCCCACTCATTTACATCGCTTGCCATCTTAACTTCATCTATCGCAATATCGCTATGCCACAGCTGTGCAAGTCCGACTGCTATCTTGCCGTCTTTCATCTGACCCATAATTAACGCACCTGATCTGCGTGTTGGTGCAATATCAAAGGCCATTATAGTCATTGGCCCGACAGGGATCTCTAGCGTGCTGTCGCTGCATGCTTCTATACTTCCATAGACCCAAGGACTGACTGCGCTATCTACCCACTGGCATAACATCTCAGTACGTGTAGCTTCTATAGTATTTGTGTTTACAGATTCTTCTAGTGTCTGCTCTGTAATTAAATGCCCAAGTGCAGGATTAGCCATAGCCCATGCTTTACGATCATTTATCTTGCAGTGCTGTGTTGCGCTGTATTCGTAGTAACCTAGATTGTCCGGTGGATAAGACTTGCATCGCTCTACTAAATCGTTAAGTGTCGTACTAAATCCATCACCTGCGTTACTTGTCATAAGTGTCATAGCGTTAGGCCTTGCACGTGTTACCGGCAGTGCAGCTGTGTAGGCTTCTGGTGTCCACTCTCGTAACTCATCTATGTATAGAAAGTCTGCAGTCTTACCACGCGGTGCATCTCGTGTAGCTGCTGCTATCTCATACCTTGCGCCATTAAGTAAACTTATAGATTCTTGACCATTAGCCAGGCGGATCTGTCTTACTTGCTTTTTTAAGAACTCGTTATCTTCTATTGTGTATGCAACTTGTCTAAATGTATCTAATGCCATATTTCGGTTAGAAGACATGCCTAAGACATTCTTAGATTGCCATAAGAATAAATGTGAGAGTATAAGCATGCGAGCCAGGTGCGTCTTACCATTTTGACGTGCTACAAGTATTAAAGCTGTTTTCTTGCGCCAGTTATCTGCATCATCTACAGCTAATAGATCATCTAGCACCCAGCGTTGCCAGGGTATAAGCGGTAAGCCAATCTTTACAGCTAGATCTGCTACTTCTTGTGATTTAGATAAACCTTTTAATAAAGGCGTGTGGATTCTTGGCTCAGTACTGCCAATTAGCCCGACCCCTCGTAGCGTCTGTTTTACTTCCGTATCATTCTGCATGAAAGTTAAGCGTATCAGGTTTAATAAATGGTGAATCCGGCACTGTTCGCACCGTCTCAGGGAGAGAACGTTGTGAAAAGACAGGGGGGGTCGCCTTGTG